CGAGCAGAAGCTCGCCCGGCGGGTGGCAGAGGACGCGGCCCCGCAGTTCAAGACCATCGGCGAACGTGTCGTCTCGTCCGATAGCATCAAGCCATTCCTGAACAGCAAGACCGCTCGCGGCCGTGCCAGCGTCGAGGTGAAGGCGATCATTTCGGCGCTCACCACAGATGCCAACGGTTCGGCCGGTGATCTGATCGTCCCTGACCGTCAGCCCGGCATTGTTACGCCGGGGCAGCGCCGTCTGACCGTGCGTGACCTCCTGACGCCTGGACGCACCAACAGCAACGCGGTCCAGTACGTCAAGGAAAGCGGCTTCACCAACGCCGCTGCCTCGGTGTCTGAAACCAGCGGCGCTGCCAAGCCGCAGACCGACATCAAGTTCGATGTCGTGACTAGCAGCGTGACCACGATTGCACATTGGGTTCTGGCGACCCGCCAGATCCTTGACGATGTGCCGATGCTGCAATCCTACATCGATGGCCGCCTGACCTATGGTCTGGCGCTGGTCGAAGAGAACCAGCTGCTCAATGGCGGCGGCACGGGTACGGATCTGCACGGCATCTATACGCAGGCGACGGCCTTTGCGCCGCCGATCACGGTCCCGGCGCCCGTCACCCGGATCGATGTCCTGCGCCTGGCCATGCTGCAGACCGCACTTTCGGAACTGATGTCGACCGGCATGGTCCTGCATCCGGCCGATTGGGCGGCGATCGAACTGCTGAAGGACACCACCGGCCAGTTCATCATCGGCAATCCGCAGGGCAACCTGTCGCCGACGCTTTGGGGCCAACCGGTTGTGCCTACCCAGTCGATGGCAACGGGCAAGTTCCTGACCGGCGCATTCCAGCTGGGCGCGCAGATCTTCGACCGCATGGACGCCATGGTCGAGATCTCGACCGAGGATGACCAGAACTTCCGCAAGAACCTTGTGACGGTGCTGGCCGAGGAGCGTCTCGCGCTCGCGGTCTACCGGCCAGAGGCCTTCGTGAAGGGCGATTTCGCTGCCGCGGCCACCGCAGCAACGGCGGCCTGATGATGCAGGGGCCGGTTCGTTCCGGCCCCTCTCATCCAACGGAAGAGATAAGCCATGATCCTCAAAGCCCTTGATACCCTGCACATCAGCTCTGTGAGCTCAAACAATTTGCTGGCCGGTCAGACCTTCGAGCTCGATGACCATTTCGGAAAGCTGCTCATCGAGCGCGGATTGGCGGCCGAGGTGGCCGAGAACGCGCCCGCGCCAGCGGTCATCCGCAAAACCGGTTCCACGCACCGCACCAAGGCCGGTTGATGTCCGAGATCGTCGTCATCGCGCCGCCGCAAGACCGGGCTGTGACACTCGAGGAGGCGCGCCAGCAATTGCGGCTCGATGCGAGAGACGAGGATCTGCTGCTGGGGGCCAAGCTCGATGCCGCCCAGGCGGAACTGGAGCTGCAAACCGGTCTCAAGTTGTGCGAACAGACCCTCGAATTGCAGCTTGAAGGCTGGGAAGACGAAATCACTGTGCCGGTCCGGCCCTGCACAGTAGCTGAGATCCGCTTCATCGCGGCAAACGGCAACATGACCGTCCTGCCGGAGAGTGATTATGTCGCTCGTCGGCGCAATGGGTTTACCCGCATCCGCCCGGCTTCAGCCAAATCATGGCCAGAGCTTGGCACAGACGGTCTGATCGAGATCACCTTATCGGCCGGATTTTCCGACACGGCCCCTGATCTCCAGATCGCCCGGGCCGCGATCCTGGTCAAAGTCGCCTCCATGTTTGAAAACCGTGAAGGCGCGCCCTGTCTCGCCTTCGAGAGCCTTTTGGGGCAGCTCAAATGCCGCTGGATCTAGCCTCGAAGCTCGACACCCGGATCCGGATCGAGCGCAAGGTCGTTACGCACGACCCGCAATATGGCACCGAGCAGGTCACTTGGACTGAATTTGCGTGCGTCTGGGCCGAGGTGAAGGACATTCTGCCTTCAAAGGCCGAGCGTCTGGCCGACAGTATCCAGATCAGAAGCAGGCCTGCGCGTATCCGCATCCGTTATCTAGCCGGTCTTGCAGCCGACATGCGGATTATCATCGATAACCGCATTCACCAGATCATCTCTGGGCCGGCCACACTCGGCCGGCGTGAGGCCATGGAAATCATGGTGGAGGAACACTCCAGCGTAGGAGCCGCACCATGACCATCCGGCTCAAAGGTGGCCCCGAACTGCTGCGGCTGCTTGATGAACTGCCCAAGAACCTCGAACGCAACGTCATCCGCGGCGGCCTGCGCGCTGGCGCCAAGGTGATCCAGCAACAGGCCAAGGCCAATGTCCCGGTAAAGACCGGCAAGCTCAAGAAGGCCATCGGGATTGGCACCCGGGCGGAGGGCAGCAAACTCTCCTCCTACGTCAAACTGCGCGGGTCAGGCTCCTATCTCGGCCTGTTCATCGAATATGGCGTCGCGCCGCACCTGATCTCTGTTTCCGATGCAGACAAGCCAATCCGCGAGACGCGCCGCGGCCCCCGTGCGGTGTCGATCGGCACGATCAACAAGATGGTGAAACGTGGAAGCCTGAAGATTGGCGAGAACTTCGTCGGTGCCGTGGTTATGCACCCGGGCCACGCCGCCAAACCGTTCCTGCGCCCCGCTCTCGACCAGAAGGCCGAGGAAGCCGTGGGCGCCATGGGCGCCTACATCGCCCACCGCGTGCAGATTGGTGATCTCAAGGCTCCGAAGCTCGAGATCGACGACGAATGAACGGGGTTATTGCGGTCCGCACCCTCCTGGTGACCGACACCGGGATGACGGCGCTTGTGCCTCCGGCGCGTATTGCCGCTGGAATGCTGCCTCAGGGCACGGACTTGCCGGCGATATCGCTGATGTCGGTCAGCAGCGTCGATCGAAACATCCCGGCACCGGGACCCAAACGCCGGGTGACCGAGCGCGTGCAGGTAACCGTGCTGGCGGCGACTTACCGCCAAGTAAAAGCCATTCTCGCAGCTGTCCGCAAGGCTGCTGCCGACCAGATGCCCCTCATCGACGGGCTCATTGACGTGACTGTCCACACAGATTCCGCCGGGCCAGATTTCCTCGACGAGGAGACCGGCATCCACATGCAGACGCAGGATTTGCGCGTCTCATTCAACGAGGCGCGTTGAAGCCTCCCCTTCATAAGGACTTGATTTATGACCGTTCGGACTTCCGCCGGCACCACCTTGAAGGTGTCGGCCTCTACCCCTGCGACCTTCGATGCCACCGGATACAACGCGCTGACTATGACCACAGTTGGCGAAGTTTCCGACCTTGGCGAGTTCGGCCGCGAGTTCAATCTCGTGACCTTCAACCCTGTCGGCAGCCGCGGCGTCGTCAAGAAGAAGGGCAGCTTCAATCAAGGCACGATGACCATCCAGATGGGTCTCGATACCGATGATACGGGGCAGATCCTGCTAAAATCCGCGTCGATTTCAGATGCCGATCACAGCTTCCTCGTCACCACCCAGAACGGCGACAAGTACTATTTCCAGGCGCAGGTCATGAGCTTTAAGGTCAACGTCGGCTCGGTCGACCAGATCACCACCGCCACCGTGACGCTGGAACTCACCACCAATTCCGCCGGTGTGGGCATCGTTGAAGTACTCGCGCCCTGATCCCTGACACCCTGACGGAGATATCCCATGTTTGACATCACCACGCTCGCTGCAACCGACACGTCCACTATGGAACTCGTCGGCGGCGACGACGCCCCGCTCTTTGATGACAAGGGCAAGCGCCTCTCGATTACGGTCTACGGCCCGGGCTCGAAGGTCTACCAACGCGCGCAGGCCCGTCAGCAGAACCAGCTGATGGACAAGATCAAGAAGCGCGGAAAGATGGACCAGTCGGCCGAGGAAAAGCTCGCCGAACAGGCCGATTTTCTGGCCGCCTGCACCGTAAGCTTCAACGCCTTTACCTATCTGCCCGCTGAAGGGCTGGAAGGTCAGGAGCTGTTCCGCAAGGCCTATGCCGATCCCTCGATCGGCTTCATCGCCGCGCAGGTCGCCGCCCATATCAATGACTGGGCAAATTTTACGAAGAGCTCGGGGCAGAGCTGAGCCTCTACGTCCGGCAACTGGCGTGGCTGGGCACGGCGCCCAAGCCGCGCTCACCCAAGCAGGCCAAACCCGACGCTGACACCGATCCGCTGACCCGGCTGCAGCGCATGGCCATCGACGATCTTACCCCCGACTTTCCGTCGATCCGCACCCCATGGGTCGTCGACTGGCTGATGGAAGTTGGCCCAACTGATCCCGGCGCCATGGGCGCTGTGCCCATCTCATGGGGCTCGATAAGCCAGTGGCAGCAATGCATGGGGCTAGACCTGCCGCCCTGGCTGGTCCGCCTGCTGCGACGCCTGTCTGTGGAGTTCGTCGCCGAAACAGTCCGCGCCAGCGAGCCGGATTGTCCGCCGCCCTGGACCGCCACGTCCGTTCTCAACCGTGATGAAGTTTCCCGGAAAGTGTCCAACGCCTTCCGGGCGCTGATGATCTCGAAGGAGCCAGCAACGTGAAGGCAGGCACCCTCGAGATTGAGATGATCACCAA